AATTACCTGAGCCAGAGATAAAAAAATCAGAGTATGAGCTAAAAGATGAATTAGTTCGTACAACGATAATAAACATCAATGAAAAGGTAAATAAGAATAGTGAGAAGCTAGATAGAATTGACGAGAAACTATTCCAAATAATAAAAAGATAATTATGAAAACTTTTTTACTTGTAATATCACTTTTATTTTCTGTAAATCTATATTCTCAAGATGTAACCTTATTGTATGTTAATTCAAGTTGGAACAAAAGCAACGATTATAAACATTTAAGCAAACTTAAAAACGTAAGGGTTTTAAAAGTTAATTATGATGACCAACCAAAGAAGTTTAAAGAACAAGTAAAATCTGTACCAGCAATTATATTGTTTGATGAAAATAATAAACTTAAAAGGGTATGGCAAGGTGGTTTGTCAATGAGTTTAAATGTAGACCCAAAGGAGATACAAGCAATGATAAATAAAATAAGCAATGACTAAATACTTTAAAGAAGTAGAATACAAAATGGATGTAGATTTTCTTGTTAAGCTAGATAAAGCGAGAGAGTTTGCTAAAGTGCCTTTTGTAATTAATTCTGCTTATAGAAGTCCAGAACACAAAGAATCTATAAAGAACCCTACATCAAGCCACATCAAAGGTTTAGCAGTAGATATAAAAGCAACTGATAGTAGAACTAGATACAAAGTCTTAAATGCACTTATGCACGTTGGTTTTAATCGTATTGGTATTGCAGATACATTTATTCACGTTGATGACGATAAAGACAAATCACAACAAGTAATTTGGACATACTAATATGAGTGATGCTAAACTAAGAAAGAACGGAGGTAAAGGTACATTCTTTGGTAACCTTTGGAGAGGTGTTGTAAAGAACAATATTCCAATGGGAGAAACAATTGTTGCTGCTATTGATGGAGGTAATCCGATAGACGTTATAAAAGCTATATCAAAAGACAAAGATATACCAGCAAAAGATAAGGAAATGATGTTAGCTGATTTAGAACAAGACGTTATAGAGATGCAAGAGGTTACTAAACGTTGGGAATCAGATAATAAAGCAGATTCATTTCTTACTAAAAACATAAGACCTTTTAGCCTTGCTTTTTTAACCTTGTCTCTTTTTATTTATGTGATTTTAGATAGCTCTTTGCAATCTTTTAATATAGACCAACAATGGATCTCACTACTTGGAAATCTACTTATGCTTGTTTATGGTGGTTATTTTGGTGCTAGAACACTAGAAAAAATAAGAAAATAAAATAAATTTAAGCCCTTTTTCCATTATATATATATGGGAAAAGAAGAGAGACCAAGACTTAAAGGAAAAATATTAAAAGCCTACAAGAATTTAATACAAGACCAACAACGCATCTTAGTTATTGGAGACCTACATGAGCCATTTTGTTTAGAAGGTTATTTAAAACATTGCAAAGATGTTTACGCAAAACACAATTGTAACAAGGTAATATTTATAGGAGATGTTATTGATAATCATTATTCTTCTTTTCACGATCCAGACCCAGATGGAATGGGTGGGGGAGATGAACTTGATTTAGCTATTTATAAATTGTCAAGATGGTATAAGGCTTTCCCAATAGCTGACGTTTGTATTGGTAACCACGATAGAATTATATCTCGTAAAGCATTTGCATCTGGTGTTCCTAAAAGATGGGTTAAAACATTTGGAGAGGTATTAGAAACTCCTAATTGGAATTTTGATACTCGTTTTGTTTATGATAATGTACAATATATTCACGGAGAGTCAGGTAGAGCTACAAAGAAAGCAAAAGATGATATGCAGTCAACTGTTCAAGGGCATAGGCATACAGAAATGTTTACTGAGTTTGCAGTTGGTGCTAATTTTAAAGTCTTTGGGTGTGCAGTTGGTTGTGGGATAGACAATACATCTTATGCTATGGCTTATGGTAAGAACTTTAAAAAACCAGCTATTGGTTGTGCAGTTGTGTTTGGAGGGAATTACGCAATTAACGAGCCAATGCATTTATAGTATAAAGTCTATTTTCTCAGACCAATCCTCTGGAATGTCTGCATCGATTTTATGGATATACATTTCAAGAGCTTGTTGTGTTTCGTGACCAGTAATTGGTTGCAGTTCTTTTATAGCTTCTGAGTAGCTTTTGTTTTCGGTAGTTCTTAAATACCTAAAAAGATTTGTAATGAAAGAATGACGAAAAGAATACAAACCATATTCTTTACCTAAATTAAATTTATTTTTTACTTTTTTAAATCGTTTACTAAATGCATCTCTTCTTGTATTATCGTCTGTATTCCATTCTGCTGGTTTATCTTTTAAAGTAAATAGGAAGTACTCCTTATTATATAGGTGTAAATTCATAGCTTTTACATCCTCTATAAATATACTAGGAATGCGTTTTGTTTTCTGAGGTTTGTTTTTAGCTTTAAAATATAAAAGACTTTCTTCTAGGTTTACATCTTTTACTTTTAATCTGTTTACCTCTACTGGTCTTAAAAAAGAATAGGCTACAAATTTTATATACAATAATAGGTAGGGGTCTTTATTTTTTAAATACTCTACAATATTTTTTAATTCTTTTTTTGTAAAGGTTCTATCTGTTTTTGGTTTTGTCTTTTCGTTACCTATATCTTTAATAAAATTTCTATCTATTAAATTAAGTTTGTTTTCCATTATAGTAAACAGAGCTGATAAAGATGCTTTTGAGTTGTTGCGTGTTCTTGCAGATGTTTCTTTTAGTTTTTTATTTAAGAATTTAAGAACAACAGACTTTGTTAAATCGTTTATGTCTTTGGTTTGATCGTATTTAAGAAAGTCTAAAAATTGGTTCTTTGTATGGAAGTAGTCTTTAGATGTTATTTTAGAAACAGATAAAGTACAATGTTCATAAGCTAACTCTAATGCTTCTTTTATAGTATGTGCTTTTTTTTCATCTTCAAAATCATTTAAATTAAAAGGAGAGTAACCATTATTAATTGCAGTCTCTAATCCAAACTTTAAATTTTTTAAATGTCTTATTCTATCCTCAAACTTTTTTAATTTATTAACCCCTCCTTTTAAGTGACTTTGCCTTTCTAGTTTGTTTGTATTTGGATTTCTAAAAGACCATCTTAAATACCAAGATTTTTTAAGTGCTTTTGTTTTTTCACTTTTACTTAAATCTTTCCATTCATTGACGTTTACCCCTCCAGTATAAAAAGAAATAGTGTATTTTTTTTGCATTTTTTTTAAAACATCTAGTGCGTACTCTACAACGTATTTTTGAAGTATTTTTTTGTTTTTCTTCATGCAAAAACGATTTAAATTTTACACCTAAATCGTTTTAATACAAAGAGTTATGTTTACTTTTTTATTTGTAGCGAAGACGGGATTTGAACCCGTGACCTCAGGGTTATGAATCCTACGGCAGATTTACAAACCCCTATAAACATTGACTTTATACATTGTCGATTTATGATTAATGACAACTAAATAACGTACTTTTTTTATGCAACTTTGTTGCTTTTTTCTTATATTGCTAAAAGTAAATATTTTTGTTTACAATATTAAAAAATAGTACTAAAACCCTCTGACTATAAAAATTGCTATAAAAGATAATATTTAAAAATAAATATTATTTATCCCCTATTATAGAAATTAATATATTAGATAAAAAATTTAAGTTATTGAAAAATATTAAATCTGATCCAGATTATTACAAAGAAATAGTAAAAAAAAATAAAAAAATTATTGAAAAATTAAAAAATATAGTAGGAAAAAAGAAATTAAATATTATTCTTTCAAAATTTGAATAGCTCTTTTTTGACTTTCAACTTCAAACCATAAACCATAGATTTCTGTCTGTAAAAGTTTATGGTGGTTTTTTATTACATCAGATGCTAAATCTTGCATTTTGATTCTTTCCTCAGTCCCTAAAGTTATATTATTAGTATCGTTTTCCATCGCCTTAGTAGCAAATTCAATAATAATTTCTTTGGTTTTTCTTTGTGGATTAGCAACTTTATTGCTAAGTATTTTTCTAACCCCAGCTTCATTTAAACCAGTGTTGTTGTGGA